CTATACGTGGTAGGTCTTTTACAAATTGTATTATATTAATTGATGAATTTCAGAACATTAACCACGATAATGCAAAAACATTCCTAACTAGATTTTCAGACGATACTAAGGTTATTGTTTTAGGTGATACGGGACAAATTGATTTAAAAAATAAAAAAGATAGTTCATTAGAAAGGCTAATTGAAAGAGTAAAATCAACACCAATTGACGGTGTTGGGGTTATTGAATTTAACGAATCTGAAACAGTTAGGCATAGACTTACTAGCTACTTTATTAATGTATTTAAAGAACCAGAACAACCCAAACCGCAACCACAACAAAATAAAAAAAATACAAAAAAATCTATTTTTAAAAGTTTTATCGATTTATTTAAAAATAACTTGACTTTATTCTTATAATTGCTATTATTCTACCATGAATATAGGTATATCAATAAATGAAGTTTTAAGAGATTTTTTAGGTCAGTTATTATACACATATGACAAGTATATTGAAAAAACTGATATTAAAGAAACAGAAATTACTAGTCTAAACTTAACAGAATTTTTAAAATTCGAAAACGTAGACGAATGTAATAAGTTTCTATATTTAGAAGCACCCCTAGAAATCTTTGGCCATGCAGATTTAAAATTTGATGGCGTAATGGCTCACTTTAATAATCTTTTAATGGATATTAAAGACGAGGAAGAACACCAAATTATTTTGGTTAGTAAAGAAATAAATAAAAGTATTCCATCAACATTTTTCTTTTTATCTAAAACTGGATGCAGGGCCGAAAAAATAAATTTTGTTCAAAATGCAATGAACGAATGGGACAATGTTGATTTACTAATTACCGCCAACCCAGATGCGCTTAAAAATAAACCAAACGGAAAAATCAGTGTAAAGGTTAAAGCGCCATACAACGAAAATGTATCTGCCGATTACGAAATCGATTCTATTTTAGATTTTATTAAAGACCAAGAATTAAGAGATAAAATCATAAATTCAAAAATAACAACTTACGAAGAAATTTAAACTATGTTAGAATTTGGAGACTCAGTCTTTTATATAGACTTAAAAGCTTTTGATAAAGCCATTACAATTATTGACGGCAAAAACCCAGAAGACTTAAATGTTGAAACAGAAACAAAAACAACACTAAATGAAAAAGGTGAGGTTTTAATGAGCGAAATATTTCAACGAACAAGTCAAAGAGGTAAAGAAATTGATGCAACAAAATATGATTTACTTAAAACATTCATTGAGTATATTATAGATTACGAAGACGAAAGCGACGATACACTAGGTGCCGATAGAGCTTTATCTCAATCACCTCTAGGATATAAAATAGTATTTAATACCTTATTAAAGGAAAACATATTAAAAGAAAAACCATAATAAAAAATAAAAATAAAAAAACAAATGGTAGACGAAAAAACAAAACAAGTTAATGAAATTATTGAGAAATTAGACAAAAAAGATTTTAGTCTATATTTTTTCACACTTGACACAAAGGGTAACCCAACTGCAGGTATTGCAAACATTTACGAACACGTTAAAGTATTAAACGAATTGGGTTACAATGCAAAAATTTTGCATGAGAAAAATGATTATAAATTAAAAGGTGATGAATCTGGCATGGGTATTGCCGATTGGTTAGGTGAAGAATACGCTGCGTTACCACACGCATCTATTGAAAACCAAAATTTAAATGTTTCACCAGCTGATTTTATTGTAATTCCAGAAATATTCCCAACACTAATGGACCAAATTAAAGGGTTTCCGTGTAGAAAAATTGTATTGTCTCAGTGTTATGATTATTTATTGGACCTTTTACCAATCGGTAAAAGATGGGAAACCGATTATGGTTTTGGGCATGTAATTACAACTAGTGATAAACAAGCTAATTACCTAAAAAGTCTTTTCCCAGCAATTAAAACACACACAGTACCTGTATCAATCCCTAGTTATTTTAAACAAAATGAAAAACCAAAAATTCCTGTAATCGCAATCTTAACAAGAAACCAAGGCGATGCAGCTAAGCTGGCTAAATCATTTTATTTGCAATACCCTATCTACAAATGGGTTAGCTTTAAAGAATTAAGAGGCCTATCTAGACAACAATTTGCGGATGAATTATCTAAATGTTGTTTAGCTGTTTGGGTTGATGACAATTCTGGATTTGGAACATTCCCAATTGAATCAATGGAATGTGGTACGCCAGTTATTGGTAAAATACCAAACATGGTTCCAGAATGGATGGAAACAATTGACGAAACTGGAAACCAAATTATTAATAATAATGGGGTTTGGACAAATACAACAATTAATATCCCTGAATTGATTGCAACATATATGAAAGTTTGGTTTGAGGACTCAGTACCATCAGAACTAATGGAATCAATAAAAAAATCTACAGGGTTATATACACCTGAAAAACAAAGACAAGCAATTGAAAGTGTATACGCTAAATTGACTGCGGAAAGAAAAGAAGAATTTAATAACATTTTAAAAGCTCAAGAAGCTGTAACAGAAAACAAATAATTTAAAAATATGGAAAAAAATAAATCAAAGATTTCAGTAATTCTACCAGTACACGAATTAACAGAAGAAACAAAACCAATGTTTTTAAACGCCGTAAAAAGCGTTGAACAACAAACAGTAACACCTGACGAATTGCTTATTGTAATTCCAAAGGGAAGTGATGTTGCTAAGTATCTTAAAACAGTAGATTTTGGTGAAATAAAAAGTATTGTATCTATCCATGAAAATGACGGAGAAACTGATTTTGCTAGCCAAGTAAATTTTGGTGCATCTAAAGCAAAATCTGAATGGATTTCACTTTTAGAATTGGATGACGAATATTCTAGCATTTGGTTTAAAAATGTTGTTGAGTACAGAAAGACTCATCCAAATGTTGAACTTTTCATGCCACTTGTTGTTGACGTTGATTCAAATGGTTCTTTTATTGGTTTTACTAATGAAGCTGTTTGGGCCACAGGTTTTTCAGATGAGTTAGGTGTATTAGATTTGAATGCTTTATTAATGTACCAGAATTTTAATATTGATGGTATCGTTGTTAAAAAATCTACATTTGAAACTTATGGTGGATTTAAACCTAGTATTAAATTAACATTTATTTATGAGTTCTTATTAAGAATGACATTTAAAGATGTTAAAGTTATGACAATCCCTAGATTCGGATACAAACACGTAAATCAAAGACCTGGTTCTTTATTTGATAGCTATAAAAATACAATTGACCCAGCCGAAGCAAGATGGTGGTTAAGTCAAGCAAAAAAAGAATATTATTTTGAAAAAGACAGGAAAATAACATATGAAACACAAAAAGTGTAAATGGTTAACAAAAGAGGACGCAAAAGAAAAAACGAAATGTATTTTGGTCCAGATGAAGAAAGAGCCGTTAACGAATATTTAGCATCTACTGATGACACAGAAAGAAACTTAATTTACAATCAATGGTTAAAAGAACCATTAGATAAAATGATAGAATCTATTATTAGAAAGTATAAATTATATAGAAAGGGTGAAACGTTTGAGGATTTACATAGCGACACCCTTTCTTTTCTAATGACAAAAGCTCATAAGTTTGAAAATGCTAGAGGTAAAAAAGCTTATTCTTACTATGGGACAATATGCAAACATTACATATTGGGGTTATTAATCAAGGATGAAAAACATACCAAACAAACAGCATCCTATGAAGATATATCTTCCGACATAGAACAACGTAAAGACCTAAGCTATGTTATTGATGAAGATGATTTTTCAATGGATGAGTTTTTTAAAAAACTTACGAATGGTATTAAAGATGAATTAAATGATGAAAATTTACCACCCAAGAAAAAGCTAACCGATAATGAAAAAAAAGTTGGCCAGTCATTAATCGAAATATTACAACATTGGGAAACATCATTTGATGCTATGAGCGGTGGTTCAAAATATAATAAAAACTCCGTACTAGAGACCATGAGAAATTATACCAATTTATCAACAAAAGATATACGATTGGCTATGAGAAGATTTAAAGATTTATATGAATTTTTAAAATACCAAAATCCGTAAGTTTAGTAAAAAAAGTCTTTTGTTAGGTATTTATATAAAAATATAACTATGCCAAGAAAGAAAAAACAAGACGTAAAAGTAAATGACGTCGAAAGCCTAGAAGGTTTAATGCAAGAAACTTACAATGATGCATGCCTACAAATAAATGATGCTCAACGCGGTATAAACGAATTAGCATCAAGCGCAGTACCTCAAGACGTAGATGATTTAACAAAAATAGCCAAAGAAAAAGGTGGTTTATTAAAGGTTAAAGACTCTGCAATTAGAATTAAACTAGAATTAGCAAAATTACAAAGCGATATACTTAAAAATAGAGGTGATGCCGAAACCGCAATTCAAGAAAGAACTGACGGTAAAGCATCTCTAAATGATTTTAAATCAATTAGAGAAATGCTTAAAAACGATAAAGATATTGAAAATCAACAAGATTAATTATGTCTGTTTTAGTTAAAAAGAAGCAAATTTTTGGGAACATAGCGGCAGACAGGACGATTACGGAGGGTATGCCAAAATTAAAGCTAAGTTCTTCAATGCCATCTATTAATAATGGTGGTAACGTTGTTGCTTTTTTAACAGATTTAATTAAATCATTAGAAGGTTACGAATCACTTGTTGATACCGTAATCGAAACGCTTACAAAATATCTTGGTAAGCTTGAAACTGAGATTAAAAATGCGTTGCAACTAGAATTAAAAGCTATTGTAAGTTGCGGGGTAAATCCAAGCTTACCTGATTATATTAAATCAACAGGTACTGGTATAAAATTTACTGTTGATAAAATAGATTTTACACACATATTAAAAGTTGACCCAAATTCAGAAACTGGTCAATTTATTTACACCGACTTAACACCAAACTTAATTAATAGTAAAGATTTTAATACTTTCCTATACCAAGTAATACAAAATGACGGTTCTGTTCATGGATGGGGTAATCAAACATCTGGTGCTGATATTTTAACCTTTCAATTTAAATCTGTTGACGTTAGCGGTGTTGACCCAAATAATACATTAACAATTAAAGCTGACCCAGCGTATGATAATAAATCATTAAGCGATTTAAATAATAATTTTATTAATAGTATTACACTATTCGATTCGGCAAAATTGTTGACTAATCTTGTTGATAATATATTTGGTACTGTATCTAATATAGCAAAAACATCTAAAAACTTTTTAGAGAGCAAATCAAAAACAAATTTTATTATAAATAAAATTACAAACACCGAAGGCAACGATATACTTTCAGATAAATTTTTTGATTTCACAAATAAAGAAAAAAAACTTTTTGAAGAAGAAGCAAATTTATTGAAACAAGGTAAAGCAATATATAAAACTGGTGGTGAATTTTATGCAAATATATCATCCGTGTCGCTAAAAAACATGACCAATTCTGTATCTGGTGCAACAACAGAAGTACAGAAAAAAGAAGCGATTAAAACCTCATTAAATAATTTAAGTAGTCAAATATCAAGCGCATCAAATAACGCTAATAACTTAATTAATAATCGTAATAATCAGTTAAAAAAATTAAGTAATAAACTTGACTCTTTTACTAATATTAGGGTTGACCACAAAGCATTAAGTTTAAATTTTATACAACAAATCATAAATGATTTTGTTAAAGTTATTGTTAATGTTTTATTATCGCCAAAAATTGTAACAATTTTTCTTTTAAATTTTAAAATCATATATGGCCCAAATGAAACATTTTCAGACCCTGTTGATTTTATAAAAAAGAATAGAAATTTAGTTAAAAATGTTATTAAAAGAGTGAGTGGTATAATAATAAAAATATTATTAGAAAAGGCTATAAAAAGAATAACACAGTTAATTGCAGAATCACAATTAAAAAAACAAATTGATAAAAACAAATCAAATGTAACACAATTGCTAAGTTTAGTTGGCGTTCCGCAAGATGTACTTAGACAAATAAAAGGACTTATATGAGCGACGTTAATACAGGTAAAAAATCAGAATTTACTACAGATAACTTGAATTTCAATTCAATTAATAGTGTTTTAAATTTAATATTGGCAGCATTTAAAATACCTAAACCACCAGTTACACCATTACCACCACCATTATTATTAAGTGGTGGTCAATTACGCCCAGGCGTAACCTCAACCGAAATTGCATCTAGAATAATATCTAGACAATCTGAATCTGGTGCTGTTGTTGGTGATGTTTTTGCTGACGGTAACAATATTGCGGAAGCAATGGAATTAATTAGAATTGAAGAAATAATGAACGCGCTACTAACCGAAGGCAAAATAGAAATTGTGATACCTCCTGGGATACCAGTTGTAACAACGGGAATTGGAAACCTAGGTGCACCTGTTGTTTCATTTGGCATTACAACATCTTTTGCATCTGGATGGGGTGTTTTACGTTAAAAAATTTTTTATGAATATAAATGAAAAAAAATCTTTTTTTGATGAATTAGATGAGAAATCTAATAATGAAATTCTATTTGAAATTAAACAAATGGAAGCTGACCATGAAGCATTAAAATTAAAGATGATAAAAGACTACGATAAATTAGTCGAAATAGAAAAAAAATTTGAAAAAGCAAATTTAATTTTACTTAAAAGATTAAAAGGAGAATAATATGGGTGCTGAAAATAAATATATCACCAATAAACTTAGCACATCTAAAGAAGTAGATAAGGTAAAAACGGTACAACTAGGTCTTGTTGTAAGTGTTGATGACCCTTATGGTTTAGGTAGAATTAAAGTTAGAATTCCAGGTAATGCAAACGTTGGTGGTGACTCAGATGCTACCGTAGATGAATTACCATGGTCATATCCAATGGTTTCTAAATTTTTTACTGGTCAACCAAAAGTAAATGAAGGTGTTTTTATATTGACTTTTACTAATCAAAAATCACATAGTGATAGATTATATTTTGGTCCTATAATATCACAATTAGATAAATTAAATTTTGACGCTTTAAATGTAAGTGCGCTAAATGCCTTTACATTTGCGAATGTAAATCCAAGTGTTGATATGAATAGAATCCCAGCATTAAATGGGGTTTTTCCAAAACTAGATGACATAGCGATACAAGGTAGAGATAATACAGATATAATATTAAGAAAGAACGAAATATTAATAAGAGCTGGTAAATTTGTTGAATCAAAACCTAATGAAAATAACCCATATAAATTTCAATTCAATAACACAACACAGGGATTCATACAAATTAAAAACAATGTTAATCTAGTTAGAGATGGCCAAGATTTGGGTAGCGTAACCAATATTGTTGGTAATAAAATTAACTTAATAACACATAAAGATGGTGCGCCTAGATTTAATGTAATGAATCAAGAAACACAAATTAGTGATGAAGAAATTCTAAATATTCTTGAACAAGCACATCCGTTACCTTTTGGTGACTTACTTGTTCAATATTTAATACTTCTAAAAAATGCCTTCTTAAACCACGTACACAATTATAATGGTATTCCACCAACCGATTTAACAGTTGGAACAACACTTCCAGTTAAAGAATTTAACGATAAAGCTGAAGACTTAGAAAACAGAATGTTATCCAAAAACATCCGTATAAATTAATATTACCAGATATTTATTAATAAAAAGAAATGGTAATTAGAACATTTTTCGACAAAAATAATACCATAGTTAGAAATGAAGTTGTTAATACAGCCAGAAATCCTGTAACTGAGTTGTTTTACGGTGGACCTTCTGGTGAAAACAAATATAGCCGTTATTTATTTCATTTTGATGAAACTAGATTGGTCAACATGTATGATAATGGTACATTTACTGATTTAACCAAACTAAAACACACATTAAAACTAACTAATACAGCATCATTTGATGAAGGCCTTTTAAACGGCTCATACCAATCAAAAGATAGGGCATGTTCATTTGATTTAATTGTTTTTAGAGTTAATCAAGAATGGGATGAAGGTGTTGGTTATGATTATCTATCTTGTAATCTATTAACTGGCGATTGTGCAATATCAACAAAACCATCAACTTGGGTTAATCCACAAACTGGTATCTTCTGGACTGGTGGTTCTGGCGTTTACTCAGGTACACCTAGTGGTATAACAATAGCAACTCAGCATTTTGATTTGGGTAATGAAAACATGGAAGTAGATATTACGAATTATGTTAATGGTGTTATAACTGGTAATACAAATAATGGATTGGGTATAGCGTATGCACTACCATATGAATTAACAAGTACACAAAATCTACAATACGTTGGGTTTTTTACCAAATATACCCAAACATTTTACGAACCATATATTGAAACGGTATATAGCAATCACATAACTGACGATAGAAACAATTTCTTCCTAGATAAACCAAATAAACTTTATCTATATGTTAATTTAGCTGGAAACCCAACAAATTTGGATACATTACCAGCCGTAACAATATTTGACGAAAACGGTTCAATATATAGTGTTTATAATTCATCTGAAGTTGAACATGTAACTAAAGGCGTTTATTCAATAGACATAAATATTCCAACAGGTGATGGCGAAATAGGTACTCTATTCAATGATGTTTGGGAAGACTTAGTGATTAATGGTATTTCTAGACCAGACGCTAGTCTTTATTTCGAATTAAAAGATAGCTTTGGTTACTATAACCTCGGGGATAGCGATTCATTACCACAAAAAGTTGCTGTATCGATATCTGGCGTTAGAAACCAAGAAAAAATAAAAAGGGGTGACATTAGAAAAGTGATTGTATCTACCAGAATACCATATACAGTAGAACAAACACAAAACATATCAAATATACAATATAGATTATATGTAACTGAAGGTAAAAATGAACTAACTGTAGTTGATTTTCAACCTGTTGAACTAGCATCTAATTATAATTATTTTTTATTAGACACCCTAAGTCTAATTCCAAATGTATATTATTTAGACATACTAGTTGAATCTAATTTAGAAGTAACAACGTTAAAAAATATTTTAAATTTTACTGTTGTTAGCGAATCAAACCTAAGACAATCACAATAATGAAACAATTTATAAAAGAAAACCTAAGACTTAATACCGTTATAACTGAAGAAGTTATTGATGGGCAAGAAATGAATGCTGGAACACAATCTTTATGTAATACAATGAGTGTAAAGAGCTATCATGAAGTTTTGGGTAGAATCATTGCAGCTATTGGACACCCAGAAGAAAACCATGAATTATGGGCTAAGATAAAAAAACCCCTAGATATGCTTGAAAAAGCTAGTAAAAATTTAAATAAAGAAAAAAAAGAAATTGGTATGACAGGTGATTCAGAAGTAGACGAAGCAAATACTTGGTGGGCTGCAATACAATCAACAATTTGTAAATAAATTATATGAAAAAATTTTTAAGCATATTATTATCCGATAGTAACAAATACTCAACAAAGAGATTTATTGGTTTATTATGCCTACTTATGTTTATTGCTTATGGTATAGTTGGATTATGTAGACCATTTAATGTTAATTTCTGGATTTTTTATGTTTCACTTTGTAACATTACTATGTGGATAGCATTTAGATTTATGTCAGCTGATAAATTATTAAAATACGATGTAATTAGTAAATTAACTAAGTTTGCACCCCTACAACAAGCCGTCGATGGTTTCATACAAACAGAAACAATGCTAGATGGTCAAATACAGCCAATCCCAGACCCATTATCTGAGGAAATAACAGAACAATTACCAGAAGACGCAGAGGCTGAAAAAAAGCCTTAAAACAGCTAATAATTAACTTGACATTTTTTTCTTTTTTATTATATTTATTTATACGTTAACTCACGTATTAGTATCGAGCTGAAATAAGCTTTAGAGTTGTCTAGGCAACAAAGATATTAGTACATAATAACAAAAATTAAAAGTTAAAAAAATGAAAGTATTAATCAACACGGGTACCGCTGTACCCCAAGCACAGATTTGTATAAACAAATCTAGACTTAAAGTCTACAACAAAGAAACCTCACCAACTTATTATTTAGAAAAAGGCCAAGAGTTTCAAATCGAATTATTTAATCCAACAAAAAACACAGTTCTAGCCAAGATTCAATTAAATGGAAATGTTATATCACAAGGTGGTTTAGTGTTAAAACCTGGCCAACGTGTGTTTCTAGAACGCTATTTAGATGTCGCTAAAAAATTCATGTTTGATACATACGAAGTATCAAATACTGAAGAAGTTAAAAAAGCAATCGAAGACAACGGTGATTTTAAAGTTGAATTTTATAGGGAATCAACATCTTTTTTTGGTTTAGGGATAAACACAACCTACATAACCCAACCATCAACACTAACAATTCACGGTACACCAAATTATAATTCGTATGTTAATTTACCAATTGCTGGTTCATTAACTACAAGCAATAGCGCTACATATAGTTTGAGTAACAGCGCAGTATTATATAATACAAACAATGTTTCTAAAAGCATTGAAACTGGCCGAGTTGAAGCTGGAAGCGACTCAAACCAAACATTTCAAACAGTTAATAAATCATTTGATTATTATGCTTTCCATACCGTAGAATGTAAACTTTTACCAGTATCACAAAAAATAAACACCACAGAAGATATCAATGTAAAAAGATATTGTACAAATTGTGGAACAAAACAAAAACCAGAATTTAAATTCTGCCCTAGCTGCGGAAAAAAATGCTAAAATAATAACTAGAGTTAACGTATAAAAAATGGGGCTTATTGGCCCCATTTTTATTAATTTTTCATATTTTTACCTAGTAGACCTTCTCTGTACATTCTAAGCTTTAATTCTTTACGCCATTTAGCTTTTGTTTCACCAGTAAATTTATTATTAACACTCATTAACGATGGTGACAAATCTAACATGTCTTGAAATGTCATTTCATTCCACTTATCTTTATATTTGTTATATACTTGTTTTACATTATGAATTTGAGCTTGAATTTCCATTTTTGTTGCGTCCACTGGTATACCACCTAAACTAGTTGTATTACGCTCCCTTGCCTTATCAACTCTAGCTTCAATATGTTTATTATTTAATGTGTCATCAATCCAATGTGCTAACTCATGGTGAATACTACCTTTAATTCTAGCTTCAGTAAATTCTTTAATCATAGTTTTTTGTTGCCTCTCATCATTTAAATGCTTCAATGCTGTTTCTATATTACCATTGGCATTATTTATAACAAAATCATAAGCATTTTTAGAATAACCAATACCAATTATTTTATTTTTTGGGTTATAGAAATTAAGACCTGGGTTTATTTTTATAACGCATGGGTTTAATTCATGACATTTAATTGAATCTGGGGATGTTAAAATTGATGTGTCAATTTCAAGTTTTGGGAACATAGCAGTTGTTACAAACCCAGTTCTTTCAATAGCGTCAACATCATCTTTAAAATATCTATCATACAACAAATCAACATCTGTATCAACATCTGTTAATTTTTCAGATAAAATACCTTCACGCAATAATTTTCTAATCAGTAATTTCATATTAATAAATATCTAATTACAACAAAAAACCCCAGCTAAAAAGCTAGGGTTTAATGTTTTATATAAGATTAGATTATCTTAATTCTGCTACGTTAAATGTAGGAATACCATCAACTCTTACGTGACCGTAGAATCTGTTATTCACTGACTTCTTAGCGTAACGAGTCATGATACCTTTAACTGGAGCAAAGTTAAATGGATTGTACATGGTTGGGGTTAATTGCAACGGCACGTATGGTGCGTAGATATAACCTGTATCCAACAATGACTTACCTTTATGTCCAATAACTACAGAGTATGCTGGAGAATACGGGTCACGATAAACTTGATATCTACCGCCTAATGTACCGATTCTTTCAATACCCATGTTATATTGGTCTTGCTCAGGATTAGCATCACTTACGTGGAAATATTCTAAATCATCGAATACTGCAGATACTTCTGAAGATACAACGATAAAGTTAGCACCACCACGAAGAGTTGACTTGTGGATTTGAGCAGAAATTTGGTTAACTTTAGTAATTAAAGTTTGGTTCCAATCTTTCTGTGTGTAAGGACTAGCAGCGTTAGCAGAAGCTTTTCTCCAACCGTTATAATCCCAACGTAATTGCCATGCAGCAACTTTACGCAAATCTCTCAAGATTTCTCTATCGATTTCCGCAGCAACTTGCTCAGATAACATTGCTGTTAATTCAGCTTCAGCATCGATGTTGTGGAATGCACTAACGTCTTGCGCCAATTCTGGAGACCAAGTAGCTCTTAATTTTCTTTCTTCTACAGAAACTACAACGTCAGTTAAAGTGAAAGAAACTTCACCCATTTCAGTTTCAAGTTCCAATGTAGAGTATTCAGCCCATGCAGCAGTAAATGCAGAGAATGATGCTAATGTAGTTGCAGACGCACCGATGTAACCATCAAATGTAGCCGTACCAGCAAAAGCAGAACCAGATGCAGTTGTACCAATTGGGTGAGTTAAATCAAGACCCAAGAAGATATAACCAACGTTATTAGTTAAATCAGTTGTAGTATTATATTGTACGATACCTTGACCATATACCTGTGTAATAACACGGAAAGGAATAGCTCTATTAGCAGCAACAATAACGTTACCTGCGCTATCTAAGATATTATTAGGTGTAGTAACTTGCAAAGACGCTAAGAAAGATTCTGTATCCATTGGGTTACCATCAGGACCAGTTAAAATAGCTTTGTTAGAATTACCACCTGTGAAACCAGATACAGCAACAACTAATTGTCTTAATGAACCGTCAGCAGCAACTGGACCTACAGTAGATGCAGTACTAGTAGCCACACGTGTGTATGAACCATCACCATTACCAGAAAAAACTGGAACGTTAGGCATAGTACGAATAGTTAATGTACCTTTTGAGTTATCAAACAAACCATCATCATAGAATAAATCATAAAGATTTTTAGCTAAGAATGGAGTTACAGCGCAAGTACCAGCAGCTGGTAATACGCAACTAGGAATACCAGAAGATGCAAAGCTAGTTTGAGCTGAGTAAATTGGTGGATTTAAATACACATCAGAACCAGGTTGGTTAGCTGTATAGTTATTACCAGGATTTCCAGCAGCATCTACACGGCTAGATGTTTGAGGTACAAAATAGAACAATTTACCAATTGGCATGTTCATAGCTTGTACAGACACGATGTCGTTAGCTAATAATTTAGAGAATACTCTTCTCACGATAGGGAATACAACAGTTTCGAATGAACCTGAAGAGTATGAAGTTGTTGATTCAGTTAATAATGAAGAAGCTTGGTTCTCATATAATTGAGCGATGTTTTCTTTTACGTGTCCTTTAAGACCTTCAAGAAAACCTAAGCTTTCCCATTTTGCTTGGGTTTCTTTACGGATAGCCTTCATGTGGTTTAATCCGATGTTCCCAACTTGTCCAGATGTTAATAAATGTGACATAATTTTTTTAGGTTTTTATTTTTTAATATTTATCTTTATTTTCAACTCTATTAATCAAATCTTTAATTCTTTGAGTTGAAGGGTCAACATACGCAGTAGCTTCGTTTAATTGTTTTGAGCTACTTGTTGCAACCTCTTTGATTATTTTACTACCGATTGATTCGTTAACTGGCTTTCTGCTAGATAATTCGTTAATGATAGTTTTGTATAACTTTTTAGATTCTTTAAGGTTAGTTACTTCCTCATCAAATCTTTGAATTATTTTTTTCTTTTCTTCTTTAGTAGTAGAATGTTCCATGAATAACTTAGTTACGTAACTTAAATTTGAATTGAAAACTACAGTTTCTACTAACATGCCTCTGAATTTCTTAAGAGCTTTTCTAAAGTCTTCATTTTCGGCTTTTAATTGTGTTGCTTCGTTTAACAATTTCTTGTACTTAACCTCAGCTTCGATGATAACATTTTTAGAAGATACAGATTCAGATTGAACACCTTGAAATTTAGCACCTTGTTTAGCGCCAGGACCTTTAATTTTAGTTAAATTACCACCAGCTAAATTTTGTTGAACTCTATTTTTAGCTTCGAATTCTTCTAGGTTAGCACTTTCTTCAGCATCTTCGTCTTCTTCTTTCACGATTTCTTCATCATCTTCTTCTTTTTCTTCATCTTCCATCACTGTTGAATCTTTATCCATAGCTATTTCATAAGTTAATCCTTCTTCTTCATAGCCTTCTTCCATACTATCCCATCCTTCTTCCATATACTCTTCATTTGTTTCATCCATAGATTCGTACATAGATTCGTCCATTCCAAGTGCACCTTTTTTAACGATGTACTCTCCTGGTTCTGAGATATTAAGGTGGATTTCATCACCAACAATTTCGATTTCATCATCACCACTCAATTTCTTGTAAATAGCGATAACGTCATCATCCGATGCGTCAGTCATATCCAAATCATCTCCTGCTAGTGCGTCATCTGCACCCATTCCCATTTCTTGGTCGTCTTCTGGACCAACTTCTGGAGATTCTTCGTCTTCTTCATCAGATTCGTCGCCTCCGATTTCAATATCAGTCTCATCACCTTCGATATCCCCTTCCTCACCTTCAGGTGATTCAGTTTCATCTCCAGATTCAGGACCTTCAATTTCATCTTCAACGGCTTCTTCTTCGTAACCACCTTCTTCAAGTGATTCTTTCACCAGACCATCAATTTCTTCTCTCGCAACGGAGCGAAGTATTTCTTTGGTATTGGCATTTAAAGCTTCTTGGATAACTTTGATATCCAAAAGAGCTCCTTCATAAATTGATTTTTTTTCAGCCATTTGTATTTTTTTTTGTTATTTTAAATTATTATTAAAGAATAATATAGTGAGTACAACCCACTTACATAATAAATATGTACATATTTATAAAAATTCAATTTTAACTAAAAATTTTAGGATTATTTTAATCGATTAAGAATTTATCTAAGCCCTCATTAAGATTTGGCTTTTTAATAATTCTGTTCTCAACATATGGTTTTGCTTCTTCTTTGTTTTTAAACATCCAAGAACCTGGAGTACTAGGTGCGGTAACAACGTCCCAACATATTAATTCAAAGTCGTCTTGAACAATAAAATCACCCTTGATTTCTTTTAAAGAACCAACACCCCTAGACGATACACCAATCATGATATTGTTTCTTAATAAATTTGCAACTTCATCACCCTTTGTTGATACGATACCGTAGTTTATATAACCCTTGGTCATTAAGATTTCCATCTTACCCATCAAGGTTTTTCCTTCCCACCATGTTTGTATAATATTATGAGATACTCTATCACCAGCAATAACACTAGATTCAGGATGGTCTAATTCACCAATCGCTCTTCTTTCTCTAATTGCTTGTTGATAAATTTCGTTTTGTGTTTTAAGTATTTCTTCAGGATATATTCTTCCGTTTCTATTTTTTACACCGTACTTTTGAAGTACAACATAAACAACTAGGCTATCTGGACTATCTTGACCTAAATCTAGTTTTTTAAACTCCCTAATTAAGGATTGATTTTTAGGGTCGCTAGGGGATATAAATCCAGCATCATGCTCAATTAAATAACCAAATCCAGCTTGCCCAGCTTTTACTAATGTTAAATCCATATCTATCGTTTATTACAATAAATATGTTAGAACAATAAAAAAACCCCGAACTATCTCGGGGTTTTAATTTATCTTTTATTTTTATCGTTTTTATGGAAAGAATCAATCAACTCATTAATTGATATTAACTTATCTTCTGTACTAAGTAACGAATTCTGTAATATTTCACTTATTGGTAAAATGTAATTATAATACATTTCAGTTCTTGTATACGTAAAATAGTTCATATTATTTTTTTGTTTTATAAAACTTAAAAAATTCGTTATTTTCAAATACTGAGTTAATCGAATCTTCAATTAAATTATATATTGTTGGTTTTAAACTATCTGAATTAACTGGGATTTCATTCTTCATGTAAAGAGTCATTTCACAATTTGTAAAACTTCTTTTTCCGTATTTTACACCTGACTGCCTAATATCAAAGTCTACGATTGTTTTATCTTTAAAAAATGGGATAATATTATTTGAATCAATAGAGTTATAGATTGTTTGTCTTATACTTTTATCTGTATCTCGTATTATTCTATTGTAATTTACTAAACCATCAATTTTTGGTTCAGCCCAAGCCGAAATATTAATATAAATTGCTTTTGGGTTTTTATTATTTACACTACCGTAAACAACATTATAGTTTTTAAATTGATTGACTTTTAATTCTTTTCCTTTTTTCATACCTGGTGTTTTTTATCCAAGTATAGTAAAAAATAATTAATGTGTCAATACCCTATGGCTTATTTTTTAATAAAAAATATAACGAATCCTAACACAATTTGCAAAAATGTGACAATAGCAACAGTGGCAACCCATTTATTCTTCTGACTGTAAATTTCATCTTTGGCTTCCTTCATTTGCTGTGGTGACCAAACGTCATTAACCTTCTCAATCCAAGTCTTGTGGTCTGAAACTAATCTTTCAGTATTTTTAAAATCGGATAACGTATTTTGCATTTCTTGAAAGCGAGAATCAATATCTTGTCTCATTCTTTCGTAGTTGTCATTTAATCTTTCTAATTCTTTAAGGACTAACTTACTGTAGTCACCCCAAGTTTCATTTTGTGGATTCATTTTTTAACAAAATTTAAATTGACTTACCATTATTTTTAAATTTTGAAACATTTCTTTATAACACTTTAACTTCTCGTCTTTATCTTTTTGATTCTCAATTTCAGACGCTTCAAATTCCATTATTTTATTAATTTCTGATACAATAACTTTGTTATTATTATCATCAACCTCTACCTCAAAACTATCTAAACAAAGCTTATCACTTAGTTCCTTAAGTTTTATCAAATTTTCGTTGGTTTCAATAGAACTATGCATTTTAATTGTAAATTAAGTTATCTTAATTATCTATTAAGTTATTTTTTAATTCCATGAGTTTAGAAATCTTCTCTAGAAATATTTCATTATCAATTTCTTGCTCTTCTAATAGTTTACCCTTAACTTTTAATAATTTTTCTTTTGATTCACCTGTCTCCTCGCTAATTAATTTATCCACAATTTTAATACATTCATTAACTTCTGTTTGATAAAACTCTTTTTTTGCGTCAAGACTTGGGCTCATTAAAACTTTAATCACTTTTTTATCCGAATCAGTCAAAGTAGCATATTTTTCATTGTATTTTTCAACCATTAATTTTGAAATCATACTTAATGGTAAATCAAAACTCTCATTGACTTCTTTTGGTTTGTTTGCTAAAATATAATCAGTTATTTTTTTTACTTCTGTCGTTACTGTTTCAATATTCTGGGGTGTTTTATTGATAAATGTCAATTTTGTAATTGATTCATGCAGGTTCAATAAATCATAGCTATCACTAATATTAAAATTGACTTTTTTTAACATTGAAGTTAATTTTGTGTTTTCTTTTAATATGTCTTTCTGACTATATTTCTCTAATAATCTTAAGTTTTCTGAAACAAAAGAAAAAACAGATAACGAATCGTCGCTTATTTTGTTTTCTATATTACTATAAATTAAAAATTGCGTTCTTAATATTTCACTTTCTTTAATTGCTTTAATATATTGTTTAAACAATTTTTTAGTCTTTTCGTCTTTTTTTGCAATCGCTTCAACTAGTAAATTATTGAACGTATTTTTAATTTTACCAAAATTTTGCATTAGTACTATTTTACTTTATAAATATCATTATTTTTTCAAAAATCTTAAATTATTATTTCAACATATCATCAATATCATTAATCATAGTGTTAATACCTTCATTTATTTTTATATTTTTATTATAAATTTTAGTATTTTCTATTGGTTTTGGTTCGTTATCAACCATATCAATTAATTTGTTAATAAATAATCCTTTATATTTTTCGGACCTTTCGTTTAATTTATTTTGAATTTTTTTCTTCTCTTCAACTAATAAATTATCAATTTTTTTAATTTCTTCGGCTGTTGTTTCAGCAGCTGTTTCTTCCGCACCAGCAACTTCACCAGCAGCCGCTGCCTCACCACCTGCTTCAGTAGCTGCTGCTGATTCTTCACCTTCAGCACCAGCTTCAGCACCACCCTCACCACCACTAAAATCTAAATCGGTTTCAGTTGTACCACCACCACCAAATCCACCACCTAATCCAGACGTGCTACCACCACCGCCGCCTCCACCTGCAGGGGCTGCACCACCATCAGCTGCCGCGCCACCGCCACCTTCCATTGCAGCATCAATATCACCGTAAATTCTATCAACAGTATCAAACATACCTGTATGTTTAATAACTTGTGCTGTGTTTGCAATTTCAGCAGCTGCCGCTTTTTCCATTCTTTGTTCAAGAAGGTCTTGTTTAATATCATCATCAGACCATCCAAGAATTTCTCTTTTAGCTCTTGTCATTGACATAGCACCAAAACCATTACCAGCATCAGATACTGCATCTTTGTACAACGTAACTTTTAATTGTGTGTGTTCAACTTTAAGCATTTCAGCTTGTGTTGATGGATTATTTAATGTTAATGTAAAGTTATCTAAATCATCTTCAAAACCTAATACATACAAATGAATAATTACAATTTTATTTAATTCCTGTAACATTGCTTGTTGTATTCTGTTAACAGTTCTAGAAAATCTAATATCTTGAAGTGCAAGATTTTTACCATCGCCAGTTGTTTCATCAAAACCTAAAAATGGTTTTGGAACTCTTAACGCAGTAAATAATTTTTTCTGTAAGTATTCAATATCCGCAATCTGGTCTAGATTTGCAGCACCTGGTAATGTATCGATTGGATTAGGTGCGTCTTCACTTCTTACAGGAATAAAATAATCTTGGTCGTTTGACAATTGATTATATCTCAAATCAATCTGACCTGTTGCTGGGTCAACAATTGGTGCTCTTTTAAATCTATTGGCTATTTCATTTACGTATGCTTCAACATCTTTATCATCAATATTACCAACATAGATTTTATATATTCTTCTTTCTGGTGCTCTGGTAACACGATAAACCAACATAGCATCTTCAGAAAGAATTAATTGTTTCCAAATTCTTCTAGCCTTTTCTAAAACAGATGTACCGTATGGTAATCTTCTATCATCGCCTAATAATCTAAAGTGAGCCATTTGCCAAGAATTAAACTCAACATCACGGCCTCTCCAATAAAATTTAACCTTATCTGTTATATAATTTTCGTCTGTTTTTTGAGTTAACATATCGAACAAACCACCATCACGTCTTTCCATTTCATAGTTTGGCATTTGTTTAACACTAACAACACCATTCTTATCATCGATATTAAGGTAGACAAAATTATCACCGTACTTACAAGTATTTCTTGTCCACATGGGTAAAGATGTATGTATATCTAATCTGTTAAACAACAAATCTTCAACAATGGTTTTAACTCTTTTGCTTTCAGAATAAACATTAATCATTCTACCATTAGAATTTAATGTTGTTGATTCTTCCATCATAATATCTAAAGCGGCCGCTATTTCTGGATAAAATTCCATAGCTTCAAAATCTGAATACGAACCAATTCTAGTTGTTTCATAATTTACAGCTTGTTGAAATAAGCCTGTCTCAACTTTTTTCCATACTTGACCTAAGTATCTATTTTGTTGTGCTTGTAATTTTGCAATCTCAAATTCCTGCTTATCAGTTGTTTTTAATAAAACATCTTTATTGATATTAAATCTTTGAGGTGCGGGTTCATTAACTTTAAACCCATCAGGCCCTAATATTTTGCCTAATTTCTGAAATATGGTTAAATTATTTTTTGCCATTTTTTTTATTTAATTATAACGATTTTTTAATTTAAATCAAGTTTATTTGACATAATCACATTCTACGTATGCTAATCTTTCTTGCACACCATTTAATACTGATATGTCATAAACATAAGTACAAATCCAATCTTGACCCTGTGTCCCAGGCAAAGCATTACAATAAGAATTTTTATCACCCCTATTTCGTATTTTGTTATTATATGTTGGCGCTTCGGGGGTCCAAGTATATAAAAAATTACCGTAAGTTTTTAGAGCGTATTTGCCTCTAGATTGTGGTTGAACTGCCATTTTATATTTTTTTATTTTGAGCCGCTAAATAACCACATATACTGACCTTTTGGGTCTTGCATATTTCTAGCCACAGTTGGGCTAAAATTTGGTTTTGGTGCGGCAGCTTTATGTCTATTTTCTTTTGAAACAAAACCAGTACCCCTTTGTGCCTCAGTATCAGTTTGAACTGTACTTGCAACCCAACTATTTAACATAGCTTTAGTTTGCTTTTCTAATCTTTCAAGGTTTTTAAATGAATGTTCTAAAACCCACAAACACATTCCCATTGCCATCAACAAATCATCATGATAACCATCCATATGGTCAGCACGACCATTTTTATAAACAAATGTTTTCATTTCAGATATCATTCTGGCAGACCTTATCTTAACAATATTATTTCTAATTTTTTCTTCTAAATTAGCAACTAATTGTGCTCTAAGTGAACTTACTTGAAGGCCTGGGACTTTATTATCTTTTTTATATGCCTCCATTTGTTTTTGTTTAGTTGATAATATTTTACCGTTTGGTGTATCATAGTGTAACCTTTTGTAATCAAATTCTAATAACTTTAAAACTGTTGCTACACCCATACCACCTGTAATATCGACAACGGTATATGCTTTGTATAATTCACCATACTCCTCAACAATTTGGGCCAATAAATCTGGTTGAATCTTACCTTGATATTCCATTACCTGTTCCATTGTTGTAAAATCTAACATAACAATAGTAGATGAATCCTCACTATCACCTCTAGAAACGTCAACACCCATAATATATTGGTGACCTTCTTCAGGTTGTTTCCAAATCCAAATTTCATTTTCAGAACCACTAATAAATTCTGGCTCTTTAACATTTAATCTATCCTGTTCTTCAATAATTTCTTCGTTAATTACGTTACCACCAGAACCAATAAATGATACATCCAATTCCTGTGCTATCATTCTAGAATCATTATTCATACCTCTACACATTTCCTCATACCAAGATGAAGTTGGTTTATAACCGCCGTCAATCATTCTAGCGTATGAATCAAAACAAAATTCAATTTCATCAAATATTTCATCTCCTTTAACCCATTTAAGGTCTTTATTGTACCTTAAATCTTCATACCATTTCATTTCAATTATATTGAAATTATTCTTTTTTGCTTTTGATTGTGCGTATGTTTCATAATAAAGCTTATCCATACCATTTGGTGTTGATATAAGTGTTGCCTTACCACCAGTACCAAGTGCCGTTAAAGCAGCACCAAATACAATAGCACCATTATCAATATACGCTGCCTCATCCATAACAAGATATGTCGGCGTAAAACCTCTAAGAGCATCCTTTGATGTTGCTACGGCTTTAACACGACTACCATTTGGTAGCTTTATCTCTTTTTTTGAATCTGTTATGAAAATACTTTTTGATTCGTTTTTATGTGAACCATAATACTCTGGACCCCAAACCCATCTAGGTAACTGTGAAACAAAATCTTTAATTTTTGCTAAAAATTCAAATGCCAATTCTTGCTTATTTGCAATAATTAGAACCGCTTCTGGATTCTCTTCATCGGCAAAACCTACCTTAATTGATAGATAAGCGGCTGTTGTTGTAGATACACCAGCCTGTCTAGGTTTAGTTATTAAATTAAACCTATGGTGCTCATACGCGTGGCAAATTTCTTTTTGTCTTGGGAATAATTTGAATTGGACAAATCCTTCTTGAGTTTTGTCAAATGTTTCTAAGTAAGTCTCAATTGCATAAATTGGACTAGATAGACACTTGGCGTACTCTTTTATTATTTCTTGTCTTGTCAACATATTCTTTTATTTAATAAATATGCTAGTAGACGATTAAAACCGTATTTTAATGTTTTTTGAAATATTTAACCCATGTGCTTCTTGCAAATTCACTTGTCTTAATAAGTCCTAATTTATTTAATTTCTGTATATTAAGTTTTCTAAATTTATAAGCAAATTTAATTTTCTTTACAATATCGTCACTTGATGTTTGGCTAGCTTTATAAAAACAGCTTAACCAACTAATTTCATTAGAGCCAATGATTGGTATATCATTAGAAACAAAATCAGCAGCAACAATATTAAATGTTTCGTTTAGTGACACTTGTAAACCAATGTCCATTTTACGTATAATATCATTAAAATCTTTGTGACTATACCATGGGTGCTCAATTAATGTATGAATCTCTTGGTTTTCAAATAATGCTCTAATATTTATTAGTGCGCTATCACCTTTTTCTATTCTTTCGCTGTTTATATGAAAATGAATTGGTTTTGTAATTTTATTCCCAAAATCAATTGCAGCGACTGCTTGTATTAATTGATTTTTCATTGGTCTTATAGCACCAAAGCAACCAATATCAACATGTTTTTTATCTTTAAAAATAATCTTTTCTCCATTCATAACTGGATAATAATTTGGTAAAAAAATTAAATTATTCACCCCAGATTTTTTCAAATCGCTGTACATTTTTTCAGTATTTGGTGCAATTTGAACTTTATTTTTTTTACCCATTTTATCGTATAAAAAAATCCATTCCATAGCCATACCTTCATTTGCAATAAATGGCATTTCAGAATGTAGTCTAATAATCCAATTAACCCTTGGATGTAATTTATGTAACGTGTCAAATTTTTCTGGGATAACCCAAAGAGCTTCAACAATTACATGTGTTGGTTTATACTTTGAAACTTCTCTATCTATACAATTATTATCATCGACCTGAACTAAGTTAGATTCAATGCCGTTTCTGTTAAGCATGTCATTAACAAATGTTGCACTGTTAAATAATCCAGAATGCAACGTTTTTGCTGTTGGCATGTTGTACAATCTTCTCTTTTTTAATACAAATAAAATTTTTGGGGTTGTCATGTGAGGCTTTTTTAATAAATATAACTTACACTTGCATTTTATAAATAAATCTTTATAAAAATTTACAAAAAAAACACTCAATAATGAGTGTTTTAATTTTTATAAAAATTCGTCAAAATTATCTCCGTTTTCTTCCCAATCATCCCCCATGTTTAATTCGTTTATTGCCTGATTAAACTCATCTTCTTGTAACCCTCGCTTAACACCATGTAATATTTCATCAATAACTTTTTGCCCTCTTTTAGTACCTGCCATAATCTCCCTCATTTGATTATGAAATTCTTTTGCTGGTAATGAAGCTAATTCAGAATATATATGATGTTTTAAACCAAAATCATCGGCAGGTATTTTGTCAGTAAATTTACCCCAAACAGCTGGACCTAATCTCATATCCCATGGCTCTGCTGCTAAGAAATCTGCTTTATTAACAACATAGTTTGCCATATTTTTATCTTTTGGTAAACCATGTGCTGATAACAATTCCATAACACCCTTAACAATTTCATGAATTAATACAGGGAATACCATAGCTTGTGCATGTATTTTAGCTTTAGGGTTTTGTTCAGTTGGAAATTCAACCCTAACAACACCACCGTTAACTTGATTATCCATTTTAGGGATAACATAATACATATAATCAGCAGCTGACATCATCTTGTTATACTTATTCGGTAATCTAGGGTCCATATCAGTTAATTCATCATCAACCATATGAAACATGTGATTACATTTTTTAGCAGCACCTTGTCCCATAGCATTTAAAAACCTTCTCTTATAAACTTCATCAGTTGCATTGACCATGTCATCGTGTGACTCAAATTCCATACCCTCAACAGGCATTGGTTTTGGGTTTTTCTTAGTACCTTCTATATTAATATTAGGCGTCAACTCGGCAACAATTTCAACAGCGTCTTCACCCATATTATACTCTTCTCTAATCATTTTAATTGCCAATTCTTCAAGGGCTTTTTTGTGCTTAGATTCTAACCCAATAGTTTCATAAACAATTGGCATCATTTCTGTCATAACCTTTTGGTTATCTATGTTTTCAACGTCAAATGCTCTTTTATAACGCTTACAAACTTCATTAAAACGCTCACCTAAAGCCTTTTCCTCAAAAGACGATTCATCCCCTTCTGGAAATGCTGGATGTTTACCTAAAGAGTGTCTTTGATTAACTAAATCATCTTCTAAAGTTGGGTGCATCCTTTCAGTTAGTCCCTCTGGATACATTACACCTTCATTTAATACTTTTTTTTGCGTTGATTTAGCCAATGCTTTTTCTGCTAATTTTTTAAATTCGCTCATATTTTTATTTTATATCTTTTACTTTAATTATTCTTTTTTCTGTTACAGCAGCAGCAGCAGGTTGTTCACCAGAAGTTGCTTGTTTTTGTTGGTTAGCCTTTGCAATATCTTTAATACCAGTAAGTAACTGAGATAATCCGTTTCTAGGTACGCCTATCAATTCAGCAAAAGCCGCAATAACTTCTCTTTGTGCTACTTTATTTGTTTTAATTGTATCAATCACTGTTGATGGTACTCTCTTACCTATCATCTTCATTAATTTCTGAGCTTTAGCGTTCATTTCTACATCAGACTCGTTCCCAGTAACATCATCAACTTCAGTCATAGAATGTCTTTTGCTAGCGCCAAATAAAGCCTCGTCAACAAACTTTTTGAATTCTCTAATACCCATATATTTTTCATCCTCACCCATTTGAGCCTTAGCTAATTCTTCAATAGATTTAAATTTCCTAGCTTTACCAGTCTTTTGGTTAACAATAAAATGTTTATGCCCTTCAAAACTTGGATTTTCTTTTTTTTCTTCTAACCCCATTAATGTTGCCGCCTCAGGCCCATCAGGTTCTACAACACCAGTTTCTTTAATAAATTTATTTGCTATGTTTTCTTCAAAGTACTTAACATCATGTATGATATTATTACCCTCGCTATCAACTTCATCCATGCAATACACACCCATAACTTTTTGTCTGTCAGGTGTCATTGCCCTAACCATTTGATATTTTTTATCTGCTATTGTGAATGGTTTAGATACATCACCAGTTTCAGAATCTTTAATTTCGGATAGATATTCTAATTTCATAGGTGTATTCATTTCAGATTCATTAACTATTTTAACGTCCATCTTATCTTGTTTTGCTTTTTCTATCGCTTTTTTTACTTTAGTTTTATTCATCTCAGTTCCTTTAACATAAATAGTACCCTCAGGACTTGGTTTTGCTGAAATTGATTTGCTAGGTGAACTAGTATCAGTTGTTGCACTAGTATCAGTTTTTGATGGTATATCTCCAGTTCCGTCACTTCCTTTGGTTACATCATCTTCTTTTATTTTATTTTTGTTTCTCATATTTTTCAAAATTTACCAATATTAAATCTTTTTCATAAAGCTTATCTTCAACTTCTTTTACTGATTCACCAAACTTAAAACACAATCTGTGTTCTGGATATGAATCATAGGCGTTTACATTTTCCCAAGCCAAAGCAATTACCCCGTCAACCGCATCCCAAACAGCAAATGTATCACTATTTTGAACAACATCCAATTTTAAATTGGAATCTAATTTACCAACGTATTTTATAAATATTTCATGTGGTGGTTCTGGTCGTCCAGATGCAGGAAATGTATCCCAATCTTCACCATCAATACCACTTGTTGTATCGGAAAAAAGGAACTCATAAATATGGCTCCCTTTATAGTTTTTCCCTACATGATTTACATATATTAAATACAAATCTTTCATTACCCTACATACATGTTTAATTCATATGTACCCCCATCCATTCTATAGATTTGAGCATGTAAATATTTATTTCTTTTAGGTATGCCACCTATACTTAATTGTTTTTCAATTCTTCTTGTTGTACCATAAGCAACATGCTCAATTTCAGGCATATCAAACTCAATTGGGTCATACCCTCTTGCTTCAACATGCTTTCTTATTGCTTCTAATGTAGAGGCTAATGTCTTATGATACGTTTCAAAATCAGGAAATTTACCTTCTGTTATAGCTTTAGGGTCTGTTTTGATTCCTGGGGCAACTTCTGGTAAAAATGGTTTATTTTTTCTACTTGGTTGAGCAGGCTTGTTTGGTTCTGTTGTTCTTGGTTTTGTTTCAGGTACCAATGGTTTTGTTGTTGGTTGTGTCATATTTTCATTTTTAACAAAGATACGACTATTTTCATCAAAACCAAAATTTTCCCCAACTATTTTAGAAACTGGTTTTTTAGACCACATTCTACAAGACCAATATTTAGGACTTGTTCTATCTTTAGCTTGAGAACATTTGTGTCTAGCCCTAAATGATTTTCTTCTTTTTGGGTTATCACGCTTGATTTCCATCTTCTTATCACCAAAGTTAACTTTTACAACATTACCCTTGGCATTTTTAACATAAACTTTAAATTTCTTAACATCACCATGCGTTGGTTTACCCAGCGTTACTTTTTTACCTTTGTATTTGGCTTCATTCATCATAGGCATACCATCTTCAACGCTACCATGCTCATCTTCATAACCAACTTGGGTATCACCATCATAAGAATCTGGCTCATGCTCACCTAAATTAGCATTTAAAAAATGATATACTTCTTCAATATCATCTGCTGATGTTGCTAAATGGTCTGTAGCCCAGTTATGACCATCAGATAATAATTGGTCAACAGCTTGTGGGTCCATTTGAAGCATTTCGTCAATTGCGTCTTTGATTGTTTTTAAGTTATTAAAGAACATATAGTTTTGGAATTCACCATGTCCTTCTTCTACAATTTCGTGTAATTTTTGTTTGATTAAGTTTTTCATACTTTTTTCGTTTAAATTGTCTGTTTTAAATTTAATTAAATCTTCTTTATCTAATATTTTGGCTGGTATTTTATCCAATCCCAAATTCAAAGCTTTTTCTAATCTATGTGTACCATCTAACATAGCAAATATTTTATTATTTTCATTTTTAACAACTATAATAGGGTACGATAAATCAGCATTCATAACTCTTTTATTAGTTTCAAGAGGGTCTTCTTGTCTGCCGCTAAAATCATAATTAATTTCACTAGGTCTTAACTCTCTTACTGGCTTATCTTTAGCTAAATCAATAATATCACTAACTTTAAATTTTATTTTAAATTCAGTACCATCAGAAAATTTTTCATTTGTATCCCAAACACCAGCAATTTTATCTATCGATTCTTTAACAACATTTTCATTATGACTTTTTTTACCCCATTTTTTACCTTTGCCTCTTGTACCGCAAGAAGCTGGCGTAGGTCTACAAGCTGGATATTTTCTTTTTTCTCCATCTTGTCTACCACATGGTTTACATTTTTTTCTACCTGTTTCTGGGTCTTTTCTACATGTGTTACAATCTACCCAACCGCTACTGCCACCACCACCTCTTCTAGCAAACCAACCATGTAACCCTTGTGATTTTTCTCTTGAATAATCAGTTTTTTTAGCTTCGTCTAAATCTGCGGTAAATAACCCACCAGTACTTTCTAAATATTTTACAATCCACGCACCTAATTCTTGTGCATCTGGTGCATATTCCTTACCTTTTATTCTAGTAATATTTTGATGCGCCATATTAACCATTTTTTTTGAAAACGCATCCAAATCAACAACCCAAACTGTTGGGTCAATTCCATAGTATATTAACCCAGACAAACGGGTATTACCACCAAGCAAATCATAATCATTATCAGCAAACTTTACAACAATTGGTAACTCTACTTTACCTGAAGTATAAGCTTTCCAAAACCTATCTTGTTTATCTGTGTTTAAGTTATCAAAATCCAAATCAACATTACCCAATACATCTTTAATTTTTGAATACTTAGTAGTATAACCTTGCCCAGCAACGTCATACCAATTTTTTATCCCCATTTGCTTAAATTCAGGATAACGAATAGCTTCTTCCCATTCGTCTTGAAAATTAGGTTTAGTATATATTATTTCTTTACTCATGTTTTTTCTTACCTTGACAATGCGCCTTTTGGCTAAACCCTTTTGGGTTATTACAATCTATGCTTTTTTTATACTTTTCTGACCACTTTTCTTCCAAACCATCTAATTCTTCCAAATAGTTTTCATCTACGCTTTTCCAGATTTTACCTTGTCTACATTTAACAACGGCACCTGATGCATATGCTGAAGGCCAAACATCATATTTACGTTTAGCAATTCTTGTACATCTATCATCTTTCTCATCTAGGACATCATTTGAGCCTGGTTGGAACATGTTATTTTTTTTAGGGTTTTGCAATATCATTGCATTTTCAAATGTTTCATCGATATCTTTCATTGTGCTATTCAATAACCCCATTTCTTTTAATCTAGAAAATATATAGTTAATTTCTTCTTTATCAATATCTTCGTATAAATCTTTTAAAAATGTTTCTCTGTCTGGATTGACAACCGAAACTGTTGTACTTTTACCCCATGCAACTGTAACATAATCTTGTTTATTTGGATATAAAACATTTATATAAATTTTACCTGAAGGTACTCTAGCACCACTATATGGTTTGGCAACAATTTCAGCACCACTAGACAATACATCACCTTTTGATAAGTCTAGTACTCTTTTCTTGATTAAATTATCGTTACCACAAACCAACTTGAATATAATAGCTTGAGTTTTGTTATCACCATTGTCAAATATGTTTATTAGTTCTTTAGCCATATGGTTATTAAGTGACATTTCATCTAACATCTCTGCTTCAAACATATTTTCTGAATCGTCAGTTTCTTCAGTATCTGTAGTTTCGGTATCAGTCGTTTCACCATCATCAGTGGTTTCGGTATCCGTAGTTTCTGTGTCTGTTGTTTCGGTATCGGTGTCATCTGTTTCGGTATCATCTGTTGATTCTTCATCACCATCACCCTTTCCAGAACTTTTCACTTTCTTTATGATATCTTTTTGGTCTTTGGCGTCCATTTCACCTGTATGAGTTGCTGATAATAAAGAATTTACAGCAAATTTTTCTAATTCAAAATCTGGTTCACCTTGGTCTTCATTATATTTTCTAAGAGATTGTCCTAGTTTACCTGTAAGTTGTTCTATGAATTTTTTAGGGTCTGATTCTTCGTCAGCTTCTACACCAGCGTCAAATGGTTCATCATCAAATGGTTTATCACCTGAACCAGAATCTTGTGCTGTATCATCAGTTGGGGGTTCTGTACCTGCATCATCTGTGCTAAAATCTAAATCATCGGTAGGTTCTTCAGCGGGTGCTGAATCGGTTGGAGGTTCAGCTGGAGCTGGGGCCGCTTTAGCCCCTAGCTTCAACTTATATTTTACTTCTTCTAATGGAGCTTCAAACGACTCAATTAGATTTTTTTTTTACTTCTAGACTCTTGTAACTCATCAATCATCTCGTCCATCATTGACATTGCTCTTTCAATTGATAATTTACCTTCTTTTTTAGTTGCACCTGCGATTTTATCCGCATAAGTAATTTCATCTTTTGGTTCAGCTAAAGCAGCAAATTGCTTTTCTTTATCTGTCATTTCATCCTCTACTTCCATCATCCCGTTAATAGTAGCCATTTCTGGCATTAAATCTTCACCTTCGTATTGATATTTACCCTCAGCCCTATCTGCGCACGCATCACATTGATAACCCAAATGAACATCGGCAGCAGTTAAGGCATTTGGTCTATTACAAGTAGGACATGGATATTCTCTATTTCCAGCTCTAAGTGCACTATTACCTCCTGGGTCAGCAAATTCTATTTCATCCTCATCATAATAGTCATCATCATATTCCATCATTCCATGAACAGCAGCCATTTCTGGCATTAAATCTTCACTTTCATTGTCTAATTTTACACCTCTACCCTTTAAAATATCAGCGTATGTAACTTTACCGTCACCATTTAAATCTGGAAATTCTTTTTCATCCATCATACCCATACCTTCATTTTTCTCAAATGTTTCTGGGTCACGGTCTTGTTTATTAGCTGTAGCGTAATAAACTTTTTCACCTTTTTCAGGGCCATATTGTTTTTTCATGCTAGCCATAGTTGATTTGTCATACTCTTCCATTCCGCCACCATATGCTGGTCCACCACATTCTAGGCACATACCTTCCATAACTTGTCCACCGCAACATTCGCTCATCATATGTCCTTCCATATTACCTTCTGGTTTAAACCCAGAACCCATGCTTTCAAAAGCGGCATAGTCTTCAGTTAAAAGTTTATCATCTAAGAAAACATTAACTTGTCCAGATTTACCATAAGCCTCATTAAGGCTATGGAACTTAAGATTTAAATGCTTAATAGCTTTAGCATAAGAAGGATATACTTCTTGTTTCTTATTTTGAAGCCCACCCATGTATTGGAAATCTTCAACAACAAGATTGTTTTGCTTTTTTGTAATCTTAATATAATATTCGTGATTTTCTCTTACGATACCGTAAACATTACCATCTGGTCCTTTTTTTGTTAATTCAACAACCGATGTTTTTTTGTTTTCATTAATGGTTTTAATCCCCATTAACTCTTTCATGCGCTCGGTTACTTGATAACCTTTAAGCCCAACTGGATTTATTTTTTCGTTCATAATTTTATTTATTTAATAAATATCTTAATTTTATGCAAAATAGCCACCTAAATAAGGTGAACCAAGTACGGTATTTATATTCTCACCTAATAGGTAAGTATTTGCTCCGTTAGAAATACTTCTAACAACAATTTTTATTGATGTCCCAGCAACCATTGTAACAGAAACCCCGTTAATAACTGGCGCTGCCGACGCCGAAGCATATACTTCGGTATAACTATGTGCTGAAAAATTAGGACTTCCACCTGAAACTATAATACTATGTATATCATTTAATAATGGCATAATGTTTTTTATTATAAATATTAGTAAAAAATAAAAAAAGCACTAACTTATAGCGCTTTTCTATTTTAATTTCTTGATTTTATCTATTTTACCATCTTTCCAATGATAAACCATCCAACCATCATCATCCATATAGACCATAGGTAAATCATTACCCCAAGTATCTTCCTCAACCTGTTTTCTAAAAGCTTCTTTAAATTCTTTAGATTCAAAGGCTTCCTTTACTCGATTATTATCCTCAATCTCATCTAAACTTATTTTTTTATTCATATAAATTTTTTAAAGTCTACCACCATTTAAGTATATTCTTTTATAAAACGAATCATTCAAATTACTTATCATTACATTTCTACCTTTACCTGATGCATGTACAAACCTATCATTACCTAAAAAAACACCAACATGCCAACCAGAACCACTACCTTTAGTTCTAAAAAATATTAAATCACCTAACTCTAAACATTCTTTTTTTATTTTTTTTACTATTTGGTATTGATAAATACAAGTTCTAGGTAATGAAATACCGTATACTGATTTGTATAATCTACGAGAAAAAGCTGAACAGTCAATACCTTTTCTACTATCACCACCAAAAACATACTTAACACCTAACCAACCATCTATAAATTTTTTTATTTTATCTTCAGTGTTAACAACTTCTTTTTTTGGCATGTTTTTTTCTTCAACAATTACTTTTGGTATATTTTCTTCTTTAACAACTACTGTTTGTGTTATTTCCACTGTTTTAATCTCAGGTACAGGTTTTTTTTTAGGTTTTACCTCAGAAACAATTTTTGGTTTTGGTCGATTCCAGTTTATTCTTATTTTATACTGTGAATAACTTTTATTAAGTAAAAAAACAGATATAAAAAACAGTGTTAATTTTTTCATAGATATCTTTTAAAAATAAATATTCAAAAATTAAGCCGAACTAGAGTCATTATTTAATACTTTAAAAAATTCATCTATACTTGTTTTAAGTATATTCAAGTTTTCTAAAAATAACGCATCCGACTCCTTACTTTTTTGTTTAGTATCATCGATATGTGCCAAATAATTAATTCTATTAACTACTTCTAATTTTTTTGCCTCGATAAGCGCTGCATTTTCTTGATTTTTTAAATCATCTGCCTCAAGTGAAATTTTTGAAACGTCAACATTATCCAACTTCACATATGAATACTTTTTAATATGGCTACTAAAAACTTTACCTTGACTTTCAGCTATTTCAAATCTCATGTAGTCTGATTTAGAAACACCATTATATTTGTATTGGGTTCCAGCTTTGAAAATTAAAGTCAAATCACCAGTATTTGAATCATACGTTGACCCTAATATATTGGATGAGTCATAAAGTGCTTTAATTTTGTTTTCTTTTTCTTTTCTTTTTAATATCATAAATTTAAATTTTAAACGGCGTGTGTTTTATATGCGATAACATTGTCAAGATGAAAAATCTTGCCAGTGCTAGTTAATGTGTTATTTATTTCATCTTTTTCATCAATTACTACGATGATATGGTTACCTGTTATCATTAATCCAGAATCAAAAAATTCAATCCTTTCTGAAGGTTGAATATCTTTATCGCTGGTTTTAGGTTGCTTTAATAATAACTCTATTTTTCCAAATTTTGGTGCTCTATTCATTATTTACATTTTATCCAAATATACAAATATTTATCTTAAGAGTCAAGTTGACAAGTTTCAAAATAAAATGTATATTTGCTAAAAGTTTGCATAATGAATAGAGAGATATATCCAAAAGTTAAACTAATAATGAGGGAGGCTATAAAAGAAGCAAAATCTTTTGATGATATAAAGGTCAGGCCAGAACATATTGTTTTATCTATAATAAATGACAATGATAATGAATGTATTACAATTTTTAATAAATTAAAAATCGATACGACTGACTTACATGATAAAATAAGCGATTACCTTAGAAAAAATGACCTTAATCCAAGAATAACACAAACTAGTAGAAGTAAATTACCGTTATCTGACGAATCAAAATTAGTGTTTAAAAATGTTGATGCTGAATCGGAAAAATTAAATGATAATAAGATAGACACAACTCATGTTATGTTATCTATTCTAGCAAATAAAACACCAACAACAAAGATTGTATCTGAAATGGGTGTTAATTATAAAAGTTTTAAAAAAATAGCAATGGACATTAGAAACAACACGAAGAACATGGGCGGTCTAGACGAAGAACAATTCAATGATGACTTCTCTGAACAAGACCGCTTTAAGAAAAACAAAAAAAAGAATGATTCATCAAAAACTCCTGTTTTAGATAACTTTTGTAGAGATATCAGTAAGGCGGTTGAAAAAAATGAGATTGACCCTGTCGTTGGTAGAACAAATGAAATTAAAAGAATTTCACAAATCCTTTCTAGGAGAAAGAAAAACAATCCAATCCTTATCGGTGAACCAGGCGTAGGTAAAACATCAATCGTTGAAGGGTTAACACAATTAATTAAAGATGGTAATGCACCAAGAACAATTGCAAATAAAAAAATATATAGCTTAGACTTAGCATCAATTGTCGCTGGTACAAAATATCGTGGACAATTTGAAGAAAGAATGAAAGCTATCTTGGAAGAGTGTAAAGCTAATCCTGATATCATTCTTTTTATCGATGAGCTACATACAATCATTGGTGCTGGTAATGCATCTGGCTCCCTTGATGCGTCAAACATATTTAAACCAGCATTGGCACGTGGTGAAATACAAATCATTGGTGCAACCACATTAGACGAATATCGTGAGCATATTGAAAAAGACGGTGCTTTAACTAGAAGATTCCAACAAATCCTTGTTGAAGAACCAACATTGGATGAAACTAAAATTATCCTAACTAATATCAAAGAAAAATACGAAAAGCACCATAAAGTTCAATATACCGATGAAGCTATTGATGAATGTGTAAAACTATCACATAGATATATCATGGATAGGTCAATGCCAGACAAAGCTATTGACGTATTGGATGAAGCAGGTGCTGCAACAAATGTAACTATTGAGAAACCACAAAATATTAAAGATTTGGAGGTTAAAAGAAATCAAATCTTAGATAGAAAAAAAGATGTTGTTAGCAAACAAAAATATGAAGAAGCAGCTAAGCTTCGTGATGAAGAAAGAAAAATTGAAGAGCAATTAGCAAATGCCCTAACTGATTGGTCAAACAAATTAGAAAAGAAAATAACAACTGTTGGCGTTGAACAAATCTCAGAAGTTGTTTCTATGATGACTGGGATACCACTAACAAAAATTTCAACTCAAGAAAGCAAACGCTTAATGAATCTTGATAAAGAATTAATGGGTAGGGTAATTGGTCAAGACCCAGCTGTTACAAAAGTTGTTAAAGCGATTAAAAGAAATCGTATTGGGATTAAAGATAAGAATAAACCAATCGGTTCATTTATATTCTTAGGCCCAACAGGAGTTGGTAAAACATATCTTGCTAAATTACTTGCTGAACATGTATTTGGTGATGAAGAAGCTCTTGTAAGAGTTGATATGAGTGAATATATGGAAAAACACTCTGTGTCAAGATTAATTGGTCCGCCACCTGGATATGTGGGTTATGACCAAGGTGGTCAATTGACTGAAAAAGTTAGAAGAAAACCACATTGCGTTATTCTTTTTGATGAAATAGAAAAAGCACATGATGATGTCTTTAACTTATTACTTCAACTATTAGATGAAGGTCAATTAACTGATGGTCTAGGTAGAAAAGTTAATTTTAAAAATTCTTTAATCATTATGACATCAAACATTGGTGTTAAAGAATTAAGTTCTTTCGGTAAATCAATGGGCTTTGATACTGGCTCTTCAATCGCTACCGAAGATGCTAGAGCACGTGCCATTATCGAAAAAGCACTTAAGAAAAAATTTAAACCAGAATTCTTGAATCGTATTGATGAATCAATTGTATTTAACGGCCTTAAACCAGAAGATATCCATAAAATTATTTATATGGAGATTGAAAAGCTAGAATCTAGGTTATCTGAAGTTGGTTATAAATTAAAGATTAATAAAACGGCAATTGAATTCTTAGCAAAAGAGGGTTATGATGAAGCATATGGCGCTAGACCACTCGCTAGAACAATCCAACATTTTATTGAAGACCCAGTTGCCGATGAAATTTTAAGTGGTAACGTTAAAGAGGGTGATACAATTAAAATCATACTAGACAAAACATCCAACCAAATTGTTTTAAAATCCGATAAAACAGTTAAAATCGAAGAATAATAATTAGAACCCACATTTTTGTGGGTTTTATTATATTTATTTGATATGAAAAAGTCATTACTAAAAGAACATTTATTTGACAAAAATTCTGAACCACAACTAAAGCTGTTAAAATTATTCCTTAATTTTACTTGTAAGTTTTTAGGTATTAAATGCCCAAAAATACATTTAAAGTTTAATAGGGATGGATTAGTAACAACAGCAAGTTACAGCAAAGATGCTGTCGCTATATATGCCAAAGAAAGAGCACTGGTTGATATAATGAGGTCAATAGCTCATGAATTAGTACACTTAAAACAAGATACCGAAGGTAGACTAGAACAAAGTGAACACGATAAAAACAATGAAGCTGGCTCCCCAATTGAAAATGAGGCAAATTCAGTTGCTGGACAAATAATAAGAAAATTTGGTGAAGAACACCCAGAAATATATAAATAATGAATAGAGAAGAACTTATAGCAAAAGCTAGGGATATTGTTAATCAAGATGTTGTTAAAGGATTTACAGCAGATTTTTTAAAAATGGCAGCTAACGATACCGTTAATCCAACAAGATTTGAAACATATTTAAAAAATATCTCTGAACAAGCTTGGGACCCAGGCACCGAAGAAAATACTATCTTTACATATAGTCAAGAATTGGTTGATATCGTAAAAGAATTATTCCCAAAAAATCCCGATTATCCATATCTGCAAGAAAGCAGATTAAATAATGTCAAAAAAGGAAATACAAAAATTAAAAAAAAAATCGAAAAAGGTCCTAATGAAATGAAAACATTCATTAAAAGCTTACTACGCGAATCTACAATAAACGAAGGTAGAGAACACACCGATGACGAAATTGTAGATTTTAATGAGATTGACCTTCAACAAGAATACAATAAGTTAAATCAGCTACTATTTAAGGGTAATCTTCAACCTGTAACAATGTTATGGAATAAAAGAAAAGGAGCACATGGTATTGTTAAGGGTACTAGAAGTAGAAGTACAGGTAAAATAACCCTCAAATCTCTTAGCATGTCCCAATTCCTTAAAGTACCATATAGGTTCTTTAAAGATGTCTTGGCACATGAAATGATTCACGTATTCTGGATGCAACAAGATGTCAATGCTAAACATGGTCCTTTGTTTGTTCAACAAATGAATAGAATTAATTCCATGGGTCTAGGGTTTAACGTCAGCGTAAAATCCGACTCATCTGAAACTTCTAAATTTGAAATGTCTTCAGATGTTGTAAAACAAGGAATGGAATTAGTATTTGTTCTTTTACAAACTGATAGAGAGAAAAATATGTTATCAGTAATGAAATACGATACATATAAATTACAAGGTTATAGAGTTGCTGATATATATAATCACTTAGTTAATAAAACCCCAAAATACAGAACAGCAAGCGGAGAATTTTACTTATCAACAAACCCAAAACTACAAGCACAAAAAATACAAAGAGCATTTGGTGGCGGTGGTATTAGCTATATTAGAATAAATGATGAAATAGCTAATTCATTAAAACAAGATGCTAAATTCTTAAGTAGTTTTGATATCGAATCCAATGGTCCTAACTGGGAAGGACCTGATAAACCTAGAATTCCACTTATAGACATTTGATTTTAATAAAAATCACAAAATCCCAACAAATTCATGACTAAAACAAATTCTTTTATTGTCAAAATAACTGATGTAACTACCGTTTTGCTTTCCATTTAGATAGGTTTCCTCATAACTTTTAACATTATTTTCTTTATTGTAGACCCAAACACCAGTTTTTTTTCCATTCA